CTCTTACCACCCAAAAGTTCTGCTTGGAGTCCGCCTTGTGAATGCCCTATTGTTGATACATTTTTCGCACCATATTTCTTCTCCGCTTGTTTCTGGACTTTTTCTGCTTCCTTATAGCGAGGGGTGAGTTTGTATGCCGTCTTGCCTCCCAAAGCATAAACGGCGTTGTTGCCCCAATCCAAAATACCCTCTGTGCCTTTGTGTGCTACAACCACTTGACCGCTGTTGGGGTTATGATAAACCTTACTTGTCTTGGTTGATAATTTACTATCCAAAACAAAGTCCCCTACCTTGTCTATCTTGGGGTCGTATGATGCTCCCAACAAACCTTTCAGTTCCTTTGCCGACAATGCTCCGCCAAATAAACCTTCTCCTTCCTCTTCGTCTTCGTCTTCTTCATCAATCTCAACTGGACTATTAAATCCTCCCTTTTTCAACACATCTATTATTTGTTTCAAAACACTCATCGTATCTTCTATTCCGTTTTCCAAATCCCTATAATCCCCCAAATGATACTTTCCATTAAACTCGTCATCACCATATTCAGCATCAGCATCATAGTATCTGTTTTCCTCCAAACCAAAAAACTCTGGTTCAAATATCTTTTCGTCGCTCTTCCTTAACTCTTGTGAAGAATCAATCTTTTGATTTCTGTAAGTTTTTTTAAACCATACTTTTGCTTCCTTCAAAACATCTACAAAATCGCTGTATGTTTGTTCTAAATCATCAATGATTTCATCAACATTTTTATCACCAACAGTGGTATAATATCCATCTTGCGTCCAAAACATACCTCGTTCAGCGACTAATTTTTGTAGAATATCCTTACCCTTTTCTAATAATTGAATGTATCGTCTTGCGGTTTTAATAGATACTGGTGTGGGGACAAACTCACTCGCATATCTTCTCACTTCATCTGGAAGGGCAAGTATTCTGTCTTGTAGGGTTAGTTCTTTTTTAATTGGTGCTTTTGCTTTTTTTGCTTCTCTTGCCTTTGATAAGTTTTCAAGCATTCTTGCTTTTAATGCTGGATTTTTGCTGATGCTGTTGCTTCTACCATTCGTAGTAATTCTGGGGGTATATTTGATGGTATATTTGATGGTGCTTTGGGTGCTTTGGGTGCTTTCTCTTTAAGAGGTTTGCTTCGTTTTTTTCCAGACTTGGTATATCCGTAAGGTGCTTCTTCCACTTTCATAGTAATGTTTTCCTCACTCTTGGGAGCAACCGCCTTTGCTTTCTTCGCTTCCCTTGCTTTCGCCATTCTTGCGACTGCTCTTGCTTTTGCGTCGTCCAATTCTTTTGTGGTTGATGCGATGTCTTCTTGTCCCATCATTTCTTTCTCCGCCTTTTGCGTCAATGGTTTTGCTTTCTTTGGGGGCATTATATTCTATATAGACAAAATAAAATGCTAAATATTACAATAGACAATTCTTAATTAAATTAGGGGTGGGGTAATATTCTTCTCTGTATGTTTTGATTTTGAAAAGAGTTTTATGGATTAACATTCTCTATGTCGCCCAACTCTCTCAACTCCAAACCAAAGTTCTCTTTGGAACTCGTCGGTGTGTCTATCGGTTTTATATTTATTGGAAGGGGTGCTAATTGGTCTTGGTATTTCTTGTCTCGGCATATCTTTGAGTTTTCTATTAACTTAATATAGGCGTTGTATTTCTCGTCAAGGAATTGCCTACCATTCTCTACCCTATGTCCCCTATCCAATTGCGTTGTCTTATAAATATCATAGGACAAAATCAAGTAGTTCTTGGAAGCATTCAATTCCATCTCCATTGACTTTTGAATCCCCAAATAAAGTTCTATTGACGCTATGAGTGCCGACCCCAACGACAGCAAACAAGTAAGCAAACTTATATCAGTTTGCTCCATATAGTTCGTCAGTCCCATTGACGCTATGCTCGTAATTGAGGACAAAATTATTAGGGGGAGTTTAAAGTATTTCAACCACCCCTTATATTCGTAATATTTCTTCTTGTGGAATGTAGTAAGCAAAACACTATTTTGGCGGAGTAATTCCAAAACCCTCTCCACATCGTCCGTCCATTCTTGACCGCTCATTATATATTACCAAAGAAGATTATAGGACAACCAAGACGGCGACCACTTCGGTGCGTCCGCCCACTTACGATTGCGATTTCTAAAAGCAGTTCTTCGCTTCTCGTCCTTATGCTTACTGAAATCCTCCATTCCAAAATATCCAAAATGTATCATCTTACCATCTGGGTCTTCCACCATATATTTCTTGCCTTTTCTTGTGGAAGGTAAAACCTTACCCACATCATACTTGTTCGCAAGTCGTTGGACTTCCTTAATATTACTGTAATCACTCAAACCTTTGCCTTCAATGAACGGCGGTAAATTACTTTTGCCCTTGATTTTCTGCTTCAAAGCAATCTGCTTCTTTGCTTGTTCTGGGTCTATTTCGTCTGCGGTTAAGGGCGTATCTTTGCTTATTCTTTTTGTTGGACGATAGACTGGGTATTCCTTACCACCAATGTCGCCCCATTCTTCCTTTTCCCATCGTTTTAGATTCTTCGGTTCTCCGTCGTCTGTATATGTTCCGCCAAACTCTTTGTAAAGTTTCACCAACGCCATACTTCTATATGCCGATGGTTTGTCGTATCTCTTATAAACAATCTCTTTCGCTTGTTCGTAAAGTTTTGGATTATCTATCGTAGGCATCTATAATATTATCAAACATAATAACGCTATTGCTCCTACTAACAAAACCAGTAAGCAAATCCCTATCACCTTGTTTTGAAACTTGATTTGCTTTTCTGCTGGTTCTCTATCTACCTTCGGTAGAAAACTTTCATACAAAATATTTGGTTCTTGATTGCTTTTCATCATTCTGTTTCTAAAATATACAGAGAAGAATATTAGTAGGGGACTAACTTTACTTCTTTTCATACATCATTGTATTTTCTGGTTCTTGACTATTTCCAAACCGATTGGGGTCAATGATTTCCAGCAAACCCTTTCTGTATCGGTTGTGGATTTCTTCTTCATAATCTATTACCAAAGGCGAAAACTTCTCTGTCGTAGCGTATTGGTATATTTTTAGCAATCCCTCTTTATCAACGCCCAAACCGCCCTCACTCAAAATCATATTGATTTCTCTATGACCGCTCAATTTTAGCAAAACCAAATAGGAGCAGTTAGTTCTAATGATTTTTGGAATGCGAAAATAAGACTGGGAAAGGAAAATCACACTCACATTCAACTTTCTTGCTCTAATGTAGTAATTCTCCACTTTGGATAAATCCTTTGCTAAAACCAAATCATCAAATATTACCAAGTGGTTTTCGTCTTTATCAAACTTGTCTAACTGGGGAGTGTTTTCCAGACCCTCTTTGATTTGGATACTGTCGCTCTTCTGTCCTAACCATTTATAAAGGGGTTCGTCCTTGTTTCTGGTAATGATTGTAATGTCGGCAAATGTTCCTTTTCCTTTGCTAAATAGTCCTATGAGATTGACTACAAAATTGGTCTTACCAGACCCAGATGGAGCAACCACCACCATACGAAATGGGACTTTGAGTTTATGGAGATGGAAGTTGGGATTTTCTGCTTTGTCTAATAGTTCTTTTGGAATCCTTTCATACATATTTACAATTCTTCCATCTGGTTCTTGTTCTGGTTCTTTCTTCTTACGAGGCATTTAGGATTATATTGTATGGCGATATAATAATTTCGGCATTTAATCCAAATAATTGTCTTTGCTTAATTATATAATGGAATACTCACCGCCCACCAACACTCGCCCCACCCCTATCTTTAACACAAAGGACTTTCCAAAAAAAATACCAATAAGGTATTCCCATCTTACTTCTAATAAAAAGGGTTAATAGCATTAAAATATAATGTTGATACAGTATATATTAATGTCGGCATATCCACCACCCACAGAAGACTTACCCATATTCAATGTGAATGAGTTCATCGGCACTACATCTACCTCGCAAGGTGGAGGAGGTGGCGGTGGAACTTTTGTAAATTATCC